CTATGCGCAACTGCTCGCCGCTCTGCCCAACACGATTTTCACCGTGATCGGCCCCTGGCGGGCGCCGTCGCTCAACCCCTCGCAGGCCATCGCGGACGGGATCAAGGCCGGTGTCGCGGCGCAGCCTGAGTACAAGGCTAATCTGACCGGACGCATCGCCTACTTCGACACTTTCGGCGAAAATTGGCAGCAGATCGCCGGCAAGGTCGGAGCAACATCAGGTTCCGGCAACAGCAACGTTCTCATCGGCGCGGATGGTGCTCATCCGCTGCAACCGGGTCATGATTATCTCGCCTCGCGTGTCGCGAATGCGGTCCTGCGTCATGCGCAATCGCTGTTGAGCGCCTAATGGCCCAACCCAAACCCGTCTCCGACGCAGAATTGCTGTCGCTCCTCGATGAGGTAACGGCCTGATGGCCTTCTCGCCTGCCCCTGGCCCCATGAGCGGCCCCGCGCCCGCGATGGCGCCCGTGGTTCTGCCGTCCGCATTGCCGGCGCCTCTGGTCGCGCCGAATGCGTTCGGCCCCGAGCCGTCGCTGTCTGCTGCGACGCCTGCCGCGCCTTTGCCGGCCGATGCTGGTGCTGTCACCGCCGTGGCGACGATCCCGGAAGAGACGGGTGTCTCGCTCGACAAGCTGAAAAAGTGGTTCCTTGCCTACGTTGACGGCAAGGAGAAGGAGATCGAGGAGGCGCGCGAGGCGCGGCTGTACTATCACGGCAGCCAGTGGACGCAGGAGGAGCTGCACCGGCTCGAACTGCGCCGGCAGCCGCCGATCACCAACAACCGCATCTCGCTCAAGATCGACGGGATTGTTGGCGTCGTGGATCGCCTGCGGCAGGACCCGAAGGCATCTCCGCGCACCCAAGCCTATGCGGAAGGCGCCGAGATCGGCACCGCGGCCGTGCGCGAGGTTCTGGACGCCAACCGCTGGGAGGCGATCCGGCAGCAGGTGAGCCAGGATCTGGCCATCGAGGGCATCGGCGGCGTCGAGCGCGATGTCGAGATGGAGGCGGACGGCCAGCCGACGACGGTGCTGCGCCGCGTCCTGCCCAACACATTTTTCTATGACCCGCGCTCGATCCAGGCCGACTTCTCGGATGCCCGCTACATGGGCGTCTACAAATGGGTGGACCTCGACGCGGCGATTGAGTTGGTCCCCGACCGCGAGGAGGATCTGCGCAACGCCATCGACCGCACGGGCGGCGGCGACAGCTTCGCGCAGCAGGATTGGGAAAAGAACTGGTACGACAGCAGGCTCGACCGGGTTAAGCTGGTCGAATGCTGGTACAAGCAGCGCGGCAAGTGGCGCTTTGCCCTGCACACGGGCAATACGATCCTGAAGGAGGGTGTGTCGCCGTGGCTGGATAACCGCGGACGGACCCGCTGCCGGTACAACATGGCCTCGGCCGGTATCGACCATGATGGCGACCGCTACGGCTTCATTCGCAACATGAAGAGCCAGCAGGACGAGATTAATCATCGTCGCAGCAAGCTCTTGTGGATGCTCAACGTCAATCAGGCGTTCGTTGAGCGCGGCGGCGTCGATGATCCCGACAAGCTGCGGGACGATCTGGCCAAGCCGGACAGCATCATTGAGTACAACCCGACCGGCTCGGGCGTGAAGCCGTTCGAGATCCGCGACCAGTCGCAGCAGATGCAGGGCCAGTCGGCGCTGCTGGCCGAAGCCAAAGCCGAGATCGACAATTTCGGGCCGAACCCGTCGCTTCTCGGGCAGACTGCGGCCGCGGCCTCGGGCCGCGCCGTGGCGCTGCAGCAGCAGGCCGGCATCGCGCAGCTCGGGCCGTACTTCGCCCGGTTCAAGGCGTGGAAGCTCGGCCTCTACCGCGACATTTGGATGGACGTGCAGCAGTTTTGGACGCTGGAGAGGAGCATCCGCGTCGCCGGCCCCGAAGGTGCGCAGTTCATCGACGTGAACAAGCTCGTCATGACCCCGACCGGCCCGCGCATCGCCAACGCCATCGGCGAGCTCGACCTCGATATCGTTATGGACGAGGGGCCGGATGTCGTCACGCTCCGCGAGGACATGATGGGCACGCTGCGCGAGATGATCCAGCAGCAGATGTTCACCCCGCCGGAAGCCAAGGCCGCGTTCCTCGAAATGAGCGATCTGCCGCCATCCGTTCGGCAGGTGATCAAAAACGCCGGTCAGCAGCCGCCCGACCCGCAGGCGCAGCAGCTGCAGCAGACCGTGCAGCAGCTCCAGTTGCGCGGCGCGGCGGCCAAGGTCGCCGAGACCGAGGCCAAGGTGGAGAAGCTGCACGCCGATGCCAATGCGGCCGGCGCCAAGGCGCAGTCCGCGTCGATCCTCGACCAGCAGCACGCGGTCAACACGGCCGCGACCATCGTCGATATCGCGCACAAGCAGGCGCAGACGCACAAGGTGAGCACCGAGACCGCCCGCGAGCATATGAACGCGCTGGCGCAGCCCCCGGTGCTGCCGGGTCTCGGGCAGGCCGCGCCGATGGCTGCTCCCGTAGCGGCCATGATGCAGCCGCCGCAGCCGATCCCCGCGCACCTGCTCCAGCGGATGCCGCAGGGGCCGCGCTCGCCGATCCCGGCGCCGCCGCAGGGCTTCCCGCCCGGCATCTGAGCTTTCCTCGCGCGGCCTGACGCGCCTGCCGCACCTCTGCGGCGGGTCGCTCGGCTGCGTCCAGTTCCCGTTCCCGCGCGCGGGTCATCGCGTGGGTGTTCGGCATCGCCCGGCCGTAACGGGCGTCTCGTCCAGCCAAACGTAGAGGCTATCCATGTCTGACACCCTGTCGGAGCGCGACATCTTTGAGGCTGCCGGTCCCGGTGGCATCGAACCGTCGCAGAGCCCCGAACCCGCAAGCCAGGAGACTGCGCGAGCGGAGGAGGAGCGGCCCGCGCCGAACCTCGGACAGATCCCGAGCGAAGGCGATGAGCCGCAGTCGCAGCCGGACGGCCAGCAGGCCAGCCAGACTGAGCCGCGCAAGCGGGGAATGCTGGAGGATCTGCAGGAGGAACGGAAGCGGCGGCAGGAGTTCGAACGTCAGCTTGCTGCCAAAGATCGCGAGTTCGCAGAGATGCGGGGCGCGATGGCGCAGATGCAGGCGTTCCTGCAGCAGAGCCGACAGGCGCCGCAAGCGCCCCAGGCCCCGCAGGCACCGGTGGAGGCGCCGGATCCGTACTTGGATCCGCAAGGCTTCGCCGAGCATCAGGCCCGACAGGTCTTTGAGCGTCAGTTCTCGCCGTTCGCGCAGCAGTTCCAGCAGCGTGAGCAGATGCTGGCCAAGCAGCTCCAGGGGCTCCAGCGGGCGACCGCGCAGGCTCAGTTCGGGGCTGACGAGGCCAAGGCCGCGGAGGAGGCGTTCAACACCGCCGCCGCCCGCGGGACGATCCACCCGCTGGAGCATCAGCGCATCCAGACGAGTGACAACCCCTTCGCGGCAGCCGTCGAATGGCACCGCCGCGAGCGCGCTCTCTCGACCACCGGGGGCGACCCCAACAAGTGGTTCGAGAGCGAGTTTCAGCGCCGGCTCCGCGAGGATCCCGCGTTCCAGCAGCAGGCTTACGGCCTGTTGCAGGGTCAGGCTCAGCAGGCCGCCGGGACCGCCGTCCCCGCCGCCGGCCGGCCCGCGCCCCTCTTCACGGGCCTCCCATCGCTCAACGCCGCGCCCGGCACGTCCGGGCAGGGGCAGGGGCCGATCACGGAAGCCGACATCTTCAACGCAGCGCCCCCGAAGATCGGGCAGCGCCGCTAAGCGCCATCGAGACCGCAGCGCGCGGCTCGGTGACGGAGGACCATCATGGCCGTCTCCACCACTCCTAGCTCAACCGAAATCCTCAAGTTCCGCCGTACGTTCTGGCAGGAATACCAGCGCGACAACCTCTTCGCCGACTACATGGGCAACGACCCTACGGCGCTGATCGTCCGCATCAACGACCTCAAGGACGAGGGCGAGCAGATCACCATCCCGATCCTCGGCCGTCTGTCGGGTCAGGGTCAGGTCGGCGCCAACACCCTCGTCGGTAACGAGGAAGCGCTCGACCAGTACGGGTACAAGCTGACCATCGACTGGGCTCGGCACGCGATCCTGCTCAACCGCAAGGAGAGCCGCAAGTCTGCCGCCGATCAGCTCGAGGTGGTTCGTCCGCTCCTCACCGAGTGGGCTGCCGCCAAGCTGCGCGACGACGTGATCAAGGCGTTCGCCTCCATCAACGTGGCGGGCTCGACCCCCTCGCTGATCGGCAACGTCCAGGGCATCCCGTTCGCCACCGCCACCGCTGCGCAGCTCAATGCGTGGCTGACCGGCAATGCCGACCGTGTTCAGTTCGGCAACGGCCAGTCCACTCTGGTCGCCGGCAACTTCGCGGCCTCGCTCGCCAACGTCGATGCCACGAACGATCTGGCCACCGTCGCCGCGTTCAATAGGATCAAGCGCATCGCGAAGGCTGCCGACCCGCATATCAAGCCGGTGCGCGTCGAGGGCGGTCGCGAATACTTCGTGACCTTCCTGCCGTCGCCGCTGTTCAACGACCTGTCGAACGACCCGGCGATGATCCAGGCGAACACCTATGCCCGCGCCCGTGAGGGAGCCGGGATGGACAAGAACCCGCTCTTCCAGGACGGCGACCTCATGTACAAGGGGATGATGTTCCGCGAGATCCCGGAGATGGGTCCGCTGTTCAAGTTCACGGGTGCCGGCACCTCGGGCACCGACGTGTACGGCGCGGTCACGGTCGGCCGTTCGGCCATGGGCTACGCGGTTGGTCAGCTTCCCCGCCCGACGCAGCGCAAGGATGATGACTACGAGTTCCTGATGGGCCGTGGCATCGAGATGTGCTACGGCGTCGGCAAGATCGTGAAGCAGCGCAACAGTGCTTCCAACGCTGGTATTGCTGCTGGCACCAATGCCGACTGGGGCACGATCACCTCGTTCTTCGCCACGCAGAGCGCGAACTGATCCTGATCTTCAATTGATCTTGAATTGATCGCGATGGGGCGGCCAATCCCGGCCGCCCTGCGCACCCTCATGCCTGATTAGGAGTTCGCAATGGCGACCCCTCCGCGCAAGTTAGAAAGCCAAGTCGTCCACGTGATCCGCCGCCGCGTCGCCTTCAGCGACAGCGCCACGGGCGGCGTCGAAATCGGCGTCATCCCCGCCGGCTCGCATGTCGAGACCGTCAACGTCTCGGTCGAGACCGCCTTTACGGGCGGCACGCCGGTCGTGACGGTCGGCACCTCGGCGGCGGCCTCGGCCTTCGCCACCTCGGCCGGCATCGCGCCGGGCACCGCCGGTTACAAGGCCGGTCTGTCCAGCACCGGCCAGGGCAACGTCACCGCCGACACGCAGGTGCTCGCGTTCGTGTCCGGTGGCGCGACCGCCGGCCTCGCCGACATCATTGTAAAATTTTATCCTCATGCCTTGTAGTATTCGCAAGGTGAGGTAAAACAAACGAGGCGGCGCTGGAGTGCAATCCGGCGCCGCCTCTAGCCACACATCAGGGTAGGTGATGCAATGGTTGCTGCTAAATTAGCGTGCGATCTGCCGTCCGTCGAGAGGCTGCAACAAGTGCTCCGCTTCGATCTTGAAGCGGGGAAGGCGTTCTGGCTCACGAACACCGGCGGCAGGGTTGTCGGGTCTGAGGCGCGCAGCGCTCATCGAACTGGCTACATCTACGTTCAAGTCGATGGCTGCCGATTTGCCCTTCACCGGGCAATGTGGGCGGTCGCTCATGGGCGATGGCCTGATCATACCGTCGATCACATCGACGGCGACACGCGCAACAACGCGATTAGCAATCTGCGGGACGTGTCGTTTGCGCAGAACTGCCTCAATCGCAAGACGTACAAGAACAATTCGACCGGACACAAAGGCGTCTACATCACTCCGAGCGGGAAGTGGACGGCTCTTATCCAGAAGTCCGGCAAGTCGGTCTACCTGGGGCGTTTCGATACAAAGGATGCGGCGGCAGCCGCGTACCAAGCCGCAGCAGCGTCGCTGCACGGCGAATTCTCGCGATCATCTCAGGAGTGAAAAATGCCGAAGCTCACCTACAAGCCCATGAGTGACTTCGACCCGGAAACCACCCAGGTCGGCCCGCATCGCTTCGAGAAGGGCAAGGCCGTCGAGGTGCCGGATGAGGTCTACGACCGCCTGTCGCGCAATCCGTGGTTCTCGGGCGACAAGAAGGCCGCCGAGCGCCTGACCCAGGCCGGCAATCTCGCGCCGGGGCCGGACAGCGGCATCGACAGCTCCGTCATGCCCGCCAACCCGCCCGGCTCGGGCATGAAGTACAGCCCCGATACCGTCATGTCGGACGAGGGCATGGTCCCGGCGTCTGACGCCTCCGACGTGGACGGCGCCAACGTGCTGGCGGATGAGGGCGACAAGCCCCGCCGCGGTCGCCGCTCCTGATCGGCTGATCGGTGGCCGTCTACACCAAAGATGATCTCGTCCAGAGCGTTCTCGAACGCCTGGGCGAGGTCGGCCTCGGCCAGGACGCCGAGCCCGAGATGCGCGCGCGCGTCCTGAAGCCGCTCGACGGCATCCTGGATGAGCTTGCGCTCGACCGGATCTATGACCTGGGCGTCTCGGATGAGATCCCCGGCGCCGCGTTCGACCCGCTCTGCGCGGTCGTCGCCTCGCGCGTCGCGCGCTACGCCGGCGTGCCGGACGATGGGGTCAACCAACTGGCCGCGGAAGCGCAGGGCGCTCAGATCCGGTTGCGCCGCTATCGGGCACTCTCGGCTTCCGAGACCTACACGCGCGCGGACTACTTCTAGCCGTGGCGCTCCTTCAGTTCCCAACCTCCTCATCGCCGGGTGCCGTGCCGGGCGAGGGCGCCGGGCGCCTCGTCAACGCGCTGTCGCTGGTCGATGGCGCCGAAACGCGGTGGTTCCCGGCTCCTGGCCTCGACCCGGTTGCCACAATCGGCGTCGGCGGGCCTCGCGGCAGTCTGCTGGTGGATGATGCCCTGCTCGTGGCGCGGGCCGACAACCTCTATGCGCTGAATGCCGGTTACGCGCTGGCGCGGGTCGGTACGCTGCCGGGCACGCGGCCCGTCACGATGGCGCGGGATAACTACGTGGCACCGGTGGGCGACGCGCAGGCCATCGCCACGGGTGGGCCGCATGTCGTCGCCGTCACCGAGAATGGCGTGTACATCGTCACGCCGAGCGGTCTGCTGCCGTATCCGGCCAGCACGGGCGGGTTTCAGGTCGGCACGCCGACCTCGGTCTGCTTCCTCGATGGCTACTTCGTGTTCGGCTACGCGGACGGCACGATCCGCGCGACCGGCACGAACACCGCCGGCCAGACCAGCAACACGCTGCAGTTCAACGACCAATCCTTTACCCGAGCCGAGAGCAATCCGGACGGCGTGTCGCGCGTCACCGCGCAGGGCGGCCAGCTTTGGGCCTGGGGCTCGTCATCCGTCGAGGTCTACACCGATCAGGGGCTGAGCCCGTTCCCGTTTGCGCGGTCGCAGGTGATCCCGATTGGGCTGTATGGCCCTTGGTGCGTTGCCGGGTTTGAGGATGGCTGGAGCGGGGCGCAGATCTTCGTCGCCTCGGACGGCTCTGTCCGGATGATGAACGGCTACACGCCACAGCCGATCTCGACGCGGCCGGTGGAGCGCGCCATCGCGGCGGCGGCCGGCCCGAGCGTTCTGCGCGCCTGCGTCTACACCTTCGGCGGCAACGCGATCTGGTCGCTGTCGATGCCCGGCGCGACCTGGGAGTTCAATACCTCCACGCAGCAGTGGCATGAGCGCCAGTCGCAGGGGATGAACCGCTGGCGTGCTGAGACCAGCGTGCGCGCGTTCGGCAAGTGGTTCCTGGGCGACATCGTTGATGGCTCCGTCCTGGCCTTGAACCCGGATGCGCGGACGGAGAACGGCGCACCGGTCGTCGCCCGCATCGAGAGCGCGCCGCTGCGCAACTTCCCGGATCGCATCCGCCTCGGCAGCCTGACGCTCGACATCACGACGGGGCAGGGCGCACCGGCCGACCGCGCGGCGGCCTGCCTCATCTCATGGTCGGTGGATGGCGGCGGGCGCTGGGCGCAGCCGCTCATCCGCTCCATCGGCGGCCCTGGCCTCTACGGCAAGCGCGTGAGCGTGGGCGATCTCGGCCGCTCCAGTCGCGACGGCGTGCGCGTGGCGGTGACGGTCTCCGATCCGGTGCCCTTCTCGTTTCGCTCGGCCGTGCTCCCGAGCGTGTCTGTGCGGACGGGTAGCTGATGGCTCTTCCCGCAACCTTCCCCGCCCCGCCCAAGCCGCCGCCGGCTAGCGTGCCGATGACGGACATCGCGTGGCTCCAGTATTTCGAAAGCCTGTACTATTGGCAGGTAAAGCTACGCGCAGCGCTGAGCTAGGATAAAGCCGTGGGAATATTCGACAGCTTGACTGGCGGCGCCTGGGATACGGCGCACAAGAACAACCAGTACACCATTAACGTAGGTCTGCAGCAGGGCACGACTGCGCTCGGCGACAATTATACGTCGGCCAACAACTATGTGCTCGGCTCGGGGCTGCCGGCGCTCAATACCGGGTACGGGCAGGCGCAGGGCGCGCTGGGTACGGGCTACGACATGGCCCGAACCGACGTGAACCAGGGCTACAGCACCGGCCAGGGCAATCTCGGCCAGTATTACGGGCAGGCACAGGACGCGATCAACGCCAATTACGGCGCGGCGCAGGGCGCGCTTGCGGCCGGCTACGGCCAGGGGCGGCAGGATCTGCTCGACCAGTACGGGCAAGCGCGCACCGACATCTCGTCGGGCTACGGGCAGGCGCGCGACGACCTCCGCAGCCAGTACAACCAGACGCAGGGGCTGCTCGGCCGGATCACCGGCATGAACGAGTATCTGGTCAACGCGGCCACACCCTCGGTCGGTCGGTACTTGAACGCCACCGGGGCAAATGGGGCGGCCGGGTCGCAGCAGGCGCAGGCCGATTTCGTGGAGGCGCCCGGATATCAGTACGCGCGGGATCAGGCGCTGGGCGCCGTGCAGCGCTCCGCTGCGGCCCGCGGCGGCTTGGCCGGCGGCAATGCCACGTCCGACATCCTGAACACCGCCACCGGCCTCGCGAACCAGGGGTATCAGCAGTACGTCAACAACCTGCAGCAGAGCACCGGCCTGTACTCGCAGGGGATGGCGGGCCTGTCGCAGGGCCTGTCGGCGCAGGCGAACGCCAGCCAGAATTACGGCAACACGCTCGCGCAGCTCGGCACGCAGCAGGGTACGCAGCTCGCCGGCATCTCGACGGGCTTGGGCAATCAGCTCAACGCCAACAGCACTGGCCTCGCGAACGCGCAGGCGAACACGTATACCGGGCAGGCGGGCGCGCTCGGCGGCCTGTACACGGGCCTGGGCAACAGCCTCAACGCGAGCAACATCGGCCTCGGCACGGGCCTGGGCAGCATCGACAGCAACCTGGGCACCGGCAGCGCCGGCCTCTCCACCGGCCTCGGGACGGCGCAGTACGGCGCGTACAATCAGGTCGGCTCCAACCTGATGAACCTCGCCAATCAGGTGAACGCGGACATCAACCACGCGACCGACCAGTACGTGCAGAACAACAACAATCTGGCCAAGGCGAAGACCGAAGCCAGCGGCAACCTGCTCGGCGCGATCACGGGCGGCATCAAGAGCCTGACCGGCCTGTTCGGTTGAGGAGGCACGCATGACCCCGCAGGATTACTTCAACCTGTTCGCCTCGATGGGCGGGCAGGCCAACGGCGGGCTGCCCTTCCTCGGGCAGCCGCCCGTCCAGCCGCAGGCCGTCGCCGTCCAGCCGCAAGGCCAGGGACAGGGGCAGGGCCAGCCGATGGCGCCGCTCGGCCAGCAGCAGGGCGGCAACGCCTACACGCAGATGGGCGGCCTGATCGGTGGCGGCCTCCGCAAGCTGGCGTCCAACTTCGGCGCTAACGGCAACAGCAACGCGCTCGCCGACATGGTGGGCTTTCAGCCGTTCGGCGGCGGGGGTTGGGGCAGCGGCGAATGAGCTTCGGCGAATACTTCCAGGCTTTCGGCTCGCTCGGCGATGGCTTTCGGGCCAGCCAGAAGGAGGCCGAGCAGAAGGCCGCGCTGTCTAAGCTCGGCGATCTGGTTCAGAGCGGCGACTACACGGGCGCGGCACGCGTGGCCTTCAACGCGGGGGATGCCGGCACCGGCTTCAACCTCGTCAAGATGGGGCAAGCCATCGCGCAGCAGAAGCTGAACGCCTCCTCGCTGGACGGGCTGATCGGCGGCCTGTACGGCACGCAGGGCGCGGCTCCTGCTGTCACGGGCGCGGGGGTGGAGGCCGGGGCAGCCACGGGGGCGCCGCGCACAAGCCTGCCGACCTTCGCGCAGGGCTCCGATGTCGGCAACTACGCCAATGCCATCGCGGGCATCGAGAGCGGCGGCCGGTACGATATCGTCGGGCCGAACCATCCCAAGTACGGCCGCGCGCTCGGCCGCTATCAGGTGATGGAGAGCAACCTGCCCTCATGGTCGCGCGAGGCGCTGGGCCGCGAGGTGTCGCCGCAGGAGTTCCTGTCCAGCCCGCAGATCCAAGACGCGATCTTCAACAAGAAATTCGGCCAGTCCGTCGAGAAGTACGGCAACCCGCAGGACGCGGCCTCCGTGTGGTTCACGGGCCGGCCGCTGGCGCAGGGCGCGAACGCGCGCGACAGCCTCGGTACGACGGGCCAGAAGTACGTCAACATGTTCACGGCCAACCTCGCGAAGGCTGGCGTGCCAGCGACGGGACAGGCGCCTGACATGCCGGTAACGGCGATGCAGATGCCGGGCGTGATCAGCAACCCGCCTCTGCCGCCGCAGCGGCCGGTCCAGATGGCCAGCGCCGAGCCCGACGC